ATGATTTTGCCCCCTTACGTATCTTACTACGGCTGTTCTCAAACACAAACCGTATATCTAAGTTAGGATGTTGCTTCTTAACTTCAAGATGCTTGCGTCTGTCTGCCGCCATGAACCTGCCTTTTACCTCAACTATAATACCATTGTCAAGTATTATGTCAGGTGTATAGGTACGGTAGGCTAGGTCTTGCCATTCAATCTTAACAGCTTCGTATCTAAACGATATCTTATCTGTCTTTAGCTTTTCTGCTATGGTCAACTCTAGCCCACTACGATACCCATACTTACGTGCGGCTCTCCATGCCTTATGGTACAACTACATCTCCTATGTACGCTGTTTTTGGTGGCACCTTGGCTTTGGACATTACTGCGGGTTGTTCCGTTAGATTATCCCAACAATCAAAACGATAAGAACAAAACTTACACCCATTATTAAGTATTTTGTTACCTGTCTCCTTACCTCTAAACTTCTCTGGTACTGGTTGAAAACATCTTTCAAACTTATTCTCCTCTACTGTGTCTACTGTGTTTTGAATCTTAGCTATCTCAGTGTCTAAGTCAAGACCTGATGCTGGTACATACTTGAACTGACCATTGGCCTTGTTTACTACCCACCAACCACCTACCAGTTTTTTAGATGCTTTAGCATAACCTGCAAGTTGACTGACATAACCGAAGCTGTCACCTGCTGCTAATGTTTCATAAGATTCAAACTTGTTATTGTATGACCAATTAGATGCCGATTTAATGTCATCAACAGCGTTGTTAATAACGATGTCATATGTGCCATTAATTTCTTCATTCTCAAGTTCTAAGGTAACGTGTTCAGGCTCTTCATATTTTACTCCCGCAGATTTCAATAGACCCTTGAAGACAGCCTCAACTATATCCCCAAGCATCATATTCATAATAAACGTAGTCGGTAACGGTAACGCTACCTCTGGTTTGTTTTTTTCGTACCAGAGTTGGCAAGTGGGGCGACCCACGTTAGACATTCTCAGTCTAAAGTCGCCCCGCTTTTTACCACTACTAAACTGTCTCTTTAAAGCATCAGCAACGTCATCGGCTACCTGTTGAATGGTAGCGTCTGACATTTCGGTTTTGCCTTTAACAGCATCTTCCATATACTGATGCAGTGCAAGTTCAGCAGGATGATGCATTACGCCACCATCTCATCATCAATTTCAAGGTCAATGATGTCTTCTACAGCATCAACATCTTCATCTGACATCTTATCAGTAGCTTTTTCTGTCCACTGATTGATGATGTAGTTGTTATAGCTATCAACCCATGCCATGAAGTCACCGAACAGTGTCTGGTCTTCCTGAGTGATTTCTATAGTCTTGGTAACATCAAGTGATGCAATAGGCACATAGTACTTAGCACCCGTAGGAATTGTACGTTCATCAGTATTGGAAGTAATGATGTGCTGGATAGGAAGACGCTGCATCTTAGCCAACTGTACAAAGCTATTACCAATCTCTTTGAAGGCTTCACGATTGTCAATCTCCCAAATGAATGGGGATGTGATAGGCTCTACAGCCTCACCCTTATCATTGGTAGGGTTAATCATTTCGACTTCACCAAAGACAGCACGTACACGCTTAATGGACTTTAACAAGTCCTGCGTATCTTTAGGCAGTGCTGCCCAATCTTTGATGTACCCTGCTGGCTTACCACAATTAAAGCCACCAGAGTTATCCTTCAAGTCAATGTCAAGTGTGTCAGCCATGACACTCTTTACATACTTGCCCGGATTCTTTGCGTCACCCTGAATGTAACGCTTATGCATGAAGCGTTGCAGGAATGGGCGTATCTTGACGCTGGTAGCGTAGATAGGTTCCTTGTCTGTAATTTCCAGCTTGTAACTACCCCCTTCTACCACCTCAATGTTCATTTTTTTACCATTGACTTCTGCCTCACCCATAATAGGCGTGTGACTAATCTTTAGTCGTGGCAGAGAACCACTACCAGCCGTAGTTTTCTCATTAGCAATACCCATTGCCTTTGCCATAGTAGCATAGTCGTCAGTATTAATTGTCGTCAATTGTGTCATGTATTGTACTCCTTCCATTTGAGTTTAGAACCGTAGTTATATCATACTACATCTTTTACGTCAAGCCAATTAGGGCCAATTTTTGCTTCTAATAGTAGCGGCACATTAAAATTTATACTCCAACGTACTGCTATTAGTTCATTCAGTATATTGTTAGTAGCCTGTATCACATTGATTACATCTTCTTCCTCATCGGGATGAACGTCAATAACTATACTGTCGTGTACAGAATTTACTATACACGATTTCATATCCTTTAGCAACTCATCAATATGTAATAATGCGATAGGAACGATGTCTGCTGTAGCAAATGATTGCACAGGGTAATTCTTTATCTGTGTAAAGTGCGATACACGACCACTTGCTTTACGCACTACATCGGGAAAAGCAAACTCACGACCACTAGGCGTAGTTATCTTTTGTGTTTCGATAGCCTCTTTAGCCAGTCGGGAATGCCAATCGGCAACACCTTTGTACTTCTCGTTGAAGTGCATGTAGTACGCTGCTTCCGCAGTAGTTCTTCCATAGCCTGACGCTCCATACAACGGCGCGAATGTATGAGCCTTCGCATCCTGTCGGCTCGTAGGCTGACCAGCATCGGTAATAACTTTAGCGGTGTATGCGTGTACATCAAACCCATTAGATACTTCTTCAATTGCAACTCCATCCTGTGATAAAAATGCGGCGGCGCGAAACTCTAGTTGTGCCATGTCAGCTTCCATTATTTTACCGCCATCGAATCGTGACACAAATACTTTTTTTACAGGGAACGTGCCGCCACGTGGCATGTTCTGCATGTTAGGGTTAGCACCCGACAAGCGACCTGTCGATGTGCGATGTTGTAGTAGGCTGACATGCAGCATATCGTCATGCTTTGTGTAGTTTGCAATACCGTCAACAAAAGATGACAGGTATGTATCTACTGCACTTAGTCGGCGTACCTTAGACAAGAAGTCCACTGCATCGTCCATGCCCTTAGACTTAGCACCTGCTTCAAGTAACTGAAGGTTGACCTTGCTCGTACTAAAACCATTGGCACTAGCCCACTTAGCTGTAGGTGGCTTGAACTTGAAGCCAGCATAAGTAGACGTAGGATTAAATAAATACCCTGCGCTACTGCAAGTAGGACACTTACTCTCTTTAGAAAACGGCTCACCATTCTTTTTTATCTTGCGTATATACCCACTACCTTTGCACTCAGTACATTGTACCGCCTCTGTTCTGTAAAGCCTTTCTGTTCCAGAAACAATAAGACTGCGGAAATATTCATCGTCCATGTATGGGTCAATTTGACTGGCCCAATACTGTTTGTCTAGTACCCTACGACCATAAATTACCCAAGACAATTGCTCTGGGCTATTGAGATTGATAGGTGTATCACCCATCACCTTACGCACATGAACCTGTAGGCTGTCAATAAGTTGACACTTCTCCTGTTCAAATTCTTGACGCACATCCTCTAGTACGGATAAGTCAACCTTGAAACCACGCTGGTAGATACGTGCTAAACATACTGCTACCTCATTGGTAAGTGTGACGGTAGGCATAAGCATAGCATCGGACTCTGTGTTAAGGCGATACACTAACTTGTCAGACAGTTGCTGTGTAGCATGTAAGTCAGCCGACAGATATTCTGCCAACTCATCATGTGGTATATCACGAGTAGAGTAGCCCTTTTTGAAATACTCCTTGAGTGTGTCTTGCTTCTTGGTATCTAATTTATACCGTTCAGCACAAGCCTCTAGGGATAGCGGCTCTTTAATGCCACGCTGTAGGACATACTCCCCAAGCATAGTGTCAAAGACAGGGCCATCATATTTGAAGCCAGACTCCCAAATCCACATAAGGTCATAGGCAGCATTATGTGCGATAAGTACAGTAGCCTCATTGAGTGCATCCTGTACAATCCTATGACCATCTTGGGTAGCCTCAACATCATTGTGGTCAAATGTGACAATAGTTTCTTCTCCTGTGTCTGTAAGCATACCCACCATAGTTAGTGAGTTACTTGATTCAAATGGGTCAAGGTGTAGCTTACCGTTACGCTCTGTTGTTGTATTCTCTACGTCTAGTGTTAGTTTCATTTGTTATTCCTTTCAGAGTAAGCCTGAATATTACCACGAGAAAACAAACCCTGCAAGCTAATAAGAAACATCTTTGCCGCATTGTTGTCTCCACCATATACCTGCCGTTTACCCTTTGTGGTATTTAGAATTTTTCTTAGACTGTCTGTCTTGAATACTATAGTAGCGTAGGTGTCATCCTCAATACATAAGTTATGGAACCAATAGTCAGATTCTGTTGTCTGTATTCCACTAGGTTTACCATTACACTCATACTCAATAGCTATGTTACCAGTACGCATCCACATGTCACGTTCTGATTTAACTTCAATCTTCTTATCTTGTAGCATATCAGCTACTTGTTGCTCCCTTACTTTGCCATAAGATAAATCTAAGTCAAACTTCTTACGGTCAAACTCATTAGGTTCTAGTGCTTCATTCATCATACTGTGTACCTCGCTGTTTGATATTCAAGATTACAGTGAACACTACCGTGCCACCCACTCAATTTATTCTTAACAATATTAAGATGACGCTGAACATCTTCCTCATCCTGTCCCTGCACTGGTGGATTCTTAGCAATCAGTACCATTAGGTCAGCCTCTGCCGCTTTACCTGTACGTGAGCCTTCCATCATACTCTGATTAAGAATAATCTTACCTTCTGCATCGGCAGAAAGCTGAGACATATAAAATACAGCACAGTCATGTTCTTTAGCTATCTGTCTAGCATGAATTGCATTAGCCTTCAGAGCCTCGTCAGGACGCGCAAAGCCACCAGTCTTAGCAAACTTATCTCCCATATCTAGCAGTACCACATCAGGCTTGTATGCCTTACAGATAGACTCCACCCAATTCATGTCACGGCCTGTGGCATCTTTAATCCTGATACGTTCCTTGACAGGTGCATACAAGTCACGAGCCTTAGTAGGGTTAGCTTTAATCTGCTGCATAGTCATACCAGTAGCAGCAGTAAGGTATCTAGCACCAACACGATGATATCCTTCTTCATTACACAAGATGATGCAGTTAGCACCCTGATGTGCAAAGCCACCCGGTGCGGCAATGATACTGGCGTGGAAAGATGTCTTGCCAGTGTTAGGTCTAGCACCAACCTCAATCAAGTGACCACCATTAACACCTTCTACCTTGCGTGTAAGGCTGGCAATATTGAATGTCCAACGTGCCTCAAGGTCATTACGAGCAAGCAATGTCTCAATGTCAATGTCGTCCCACTCCACGTTAAGATTAGGGGTGAAGTCATCACCATACTGTTCTAGCAAGTTACGAATGTCATTAAGAGTATTGGCTGTACCATTAACCATATCAAAGCCAAGGTTAGCTACATCCTCACCAATCACCTGCTGAAATAGCTTAGACAATACTTCTTGTGCAATGTCAGCACCCATAGGGTCTTCTTTCTTTACCTGACGAAACAGCGAGGAATAGGCTTCCTTCTGTGCTGTAGTCAGAGTTGGGTTGTTAGACATAAACAATGCCTCAATCTCATCTGGTGTAACTGTGCGATTATATGTCTGCATTGTCTTGTCGATTGTTTGTTTAATCTTCCTTACATCTTTACTAAACAAACGGTCAGGACACTTAGCACCACGATGTTCATCGTAAAACTCCTTATCCATTAAACTTCTAATTAGCGATAATTCCATATAAATTCTCCATATCTGTCGGGTTACGATATTTAAGGTCATCTGTTAATCGAAGGACACGAACATCGTTCACGTATCCTTTTAATTCTTTTGCCATCTGCAAATTCTTTGGTAACGCATCGGGGTCTAACGCTACTACTGCTGTTGAGAACTGTGCAAGATAACCTTTATGCGTATCAGATAACGATGTACCCAATAGCGCAACCCCGACAAAGGAACCGTAACCAACAACGGCTGCACTCACACAGTCCTCAACAACTACTGCGACTTTACCATGTCCTGAGACATAAGGCAAGCCACTATTTCCATATCGTTTCCATTTTGGTATTCTTTTACCTAGTGTTCTGCCAGTGGCATCCACCATCTTGCCATCGTGTATGACAGGAAATACAACTCTGTCTTCTTTCACATCATACCACAGACCTAACTCCTCTAAGTCAATGTCCCATTTAGCGCACCATCTTTCCATGTACAGGCCACCACTACGAGGTACGATGTACTGAGGTAGTGCAAAGTCATCAACAGCCACCTGCGAGCCTCCTGTGAGGCTTTTACGAATATCATCTGATGTCAGCCTTATCCTAGTGCCGCCTCCTACAATACAAGATACCTTGTAACAGTTCCACATAAGTTTACCCATGTTATTAGTAATACTAAAAGTGTTTACACCATTACATACAGGACAGTTCATTCTCTTACTGTGTCCATTAGGGATGTCATAGTCATCTGGATTTATCATTTATATGTTCCTTTATATGTATAGTTATATATATCTATAATAATATTATATATAAATATATATAGTTCGTTGCGGCGTTTGAATGCTTATATCATGCTTTCTTGCGTGTCGTCAAGGCTAATTCTGCACTTTTCAAAGTATTTTTCATGTATGGTTTTACACTAGCAGGATTAACGTGTCCTGTAACCGACATGATTTGTCCCATACCTACACCAGCCTCTACCATTTCTGTCACACCAGTGCGGCGTAAATCAGAAAGTCGTAACTCTTTAGAAAGTCCCGCCTCGTTCATTAGTCTGCGTCCATACTTAGGCAGTTTAGTCAATGAGTAAGGTGAGTACTCACCATTAATGGGATAAGGTCTTGGTGCAATATACTGCTGAAAACCGAAGTCTTGTTCTTGCTGTTTAAGCATATCAAACAAATCATTTTCAATGGGTAAATGTACATCCGCATGACGCTTAGACTGCTCAATCTCAACTGTCTGTGTCTCAAAGTCAATGTTGTCCCATGTAAGCATACGCATATCACCAAGACGCTGACACCATTCGTATGCCATGTGTGCGATAAGACCTATGTTACGGGTGCTAAAATCGCTGTAGGCTACCTCTAGCAGTCTTTGTACATCTTCCCTACCCCAAACAGTCTTACGCCTCTCCACAGTCCTCCTACGGATGTTTTCAAAGGGGTTGATGGTACATAGTTCCATACGCAACCCATGATTGAACATTAGCCGTGAGGCAGACATGATGTGATTAGCCATATGAATACCTTTCTCACACCATTGGTTGTATGCCTCTTTAGCTATACGAGTAGGAAACTTTTTGTAGTCGAGAGTGGACAGTTTAACACCGTCCACCTCTGTGTTTAACATTACGCTGATGTGATACTTATACTGTCTCTTAGTATCATCTCGTAAGTTCCTGTAATCATACGATTTATAGTAATCGTCTACTAGGTTAGTAACCTGTGGCATTATGCCGCTACCAGTGACTTGAACACAGGGCTGTCAACCCAGCCAGCTACCTCAACCTCACGCATGAACAGTGACTTAGATTGTGTATCAGTGCCAGTGTTACGCTGGGTGAAACCATTACGTTCATCCGCATATGTCGCATAGTTGGTGAAGGCAGAGTAGAGTGACCACAGATTGCGTCCACGAGTGCTTACCTCTTGATTATACAGCGTGTACATCTTCTCTGCCTTGCGGTCAGACTTCAACAGTGTCTCTAGCATAGCCTTAACGTCAACCGTGACTAGGCTAGTGTTTGCCCAGCGTTGCATCTGTTCTGCTTGTGCAGTGAAGTCCTGCTGAGACTTGTGCAGTTCAGTGATGAACCTGTCGAGGCTGAAGTTGCTGGTGTTCTTACGCATTACCTTGTCATGCTTGCCACGAATCTGCCCATTGAGACAGAAGAAGTCGATAGCACCAAAGATTGTGGTGTTAGAGCAAGTACCGTTGACACCATGCAGGGCAATGATGCGCTTCATCAGTTTAGTCTCATGCTTATCAGTGGCAATCTTAGCAGTCACGTTAGGCAGGGTCATGTCCATCATAGCCCAGCCATCCTTGTGTGCGCTACGCCAGTTAATCTGTGCGCCTTCCATGTCGTAGTCAGACAGTGTTTCTGTCGTAGTGTCCATGACATTGCGGAAGAAGTCACCGTGGTTGGCACAGGTAAACCCATTGCCTACGACACCGATATACTCACCTGTGTCACCATTGATAACGTACTTCTTATCCTCAACCTTGGTAGGCTCAAACTCTACGTTGAAGTCGAGATTTTCTGGAATCATATCAAACATAAGTAGTCTCCTTTGTATAAGTGGTAAATGATAGCTTGTTATATCAGTAATAATTTACAGAGTCAACCCTGCAATTATAACAAATATGATTATTCCTAGTATTAAATCCATGTACTACTCCCATCTATAAAATATGTGGTCATCAATTCTGACCGTGCGTGTCTTGCTTTTAGCCCACTCAGGATAGACGTAGTGGGCGTGGTAGTGTGTTGCACCTTCAACAAAGTCATCAAGGTTGCCGTAATACACACCATGAGCAATCATCCTTGCCTGTTCATAAGCCTTTGTATCTCTTGGCTTATCTGATTTGCCATCACAGTACCAGCTAAACTGACAGCGATGACGCACAGGGTAGTCCTCTGCCCATGAGTATGTTGGGCCTTGCTTAATGACATCACAGGGATTGTCAGGGTATCTGTCATCACGCACCCTGTTCATCACCACTTGGGCTACCGCAACCTGCCCAATGAAGGGCTGGTCACGGGCCTCATGGTATGTGTTAAGTGCTAGGCATACGAGTGCTGCTTCAATCATGCGTATATCCTTTGTATAATACCTATTATAACATGGATAGCCATCCAGCCTAGAGAGCCAAGCATACATGCTAACAACAGCATCTCAATGTCATCATGTGTGAGGTAGTAATGCTTTACCTTTTGCCATAGCTTATTCATGCTCACCTCCATTACCTCTGCCAAGCCCACCAAAGTAATTGGGCTTGCGTCTTGCTGTCTCAAATACACCTGCCGTGATAAACACACCACCAATCAGCAGGGCGTGGGCAATGGCACTGACACCAAAGACAGTGATTGACCCGACAGACATACCAAAGATAATACACCACATCCATGCCAAGACTTGCATTACCATGTGCCGTGTATTGTTGTGAGGTATGTGCGACAGTGGGTTGTACCTGCTGTCCATGATTAGTTTATATGCTTTAATCATCCTGTAAATCTCCTCTTATATCATGTGCTTTGTCATCAAGAAGGTCAGCAATATCATCAGCAAAATCATCATAAACTGTCCCATCTCTAAAACACTTAGCCCAATGTTCCAATGCACTAGCATAGTCGGATGCATATAAATCATCTAATATCTTAGTTTGTGTTTTATTCATCTTGGTTCTCCTCAAACTTACAACGTGTCGTGTAGTATGCCATCAGCATTGCGGCTAACTCTGGGAATGTTTCCCAATCAGGTCTGCCATGTGTGTCAAACGTGTAATCAATCTCTGTGTCAAGTGCTACCAGTATGGCATTCACTTGTTTGTTTGGTAGGTTAAGCGTCATCATTGTCTGTGTCCTCTTCATCAAGAATCCAATCACCGTAATACATACGCCGCCCTTGTTCATCCTGCTCTGGTACAAACTTGAAGATTCTATGCAGGTCGCACTCTAGCTTCTCTAGGTTGCGTATGTCAGACAACCATAGGTCTTGGCACTCCGACACATTAGATAAGGCTGTCCGTAGCTTGTTGTGTGCCTCAAGTAATACAAGGCGTTGTTCATGTGTAATTTCATATGTCATTATCAATCTCCTCTTTAGGGTAGTATACTTCTACCATACTGTTACAATTAGGGCAAGACAGTATGCTAAGAATAGCAAACTCATCACTCTCATCTGTGATGTCATGGTCATTGCCCCATATTAGTTCTGTTCTACAGTGCCAGCAGTTCATGCGTCAATCTCCTCTACATATACTTCTGTGTCATAGTCACCATCATATTCCTTCCAGTGTATGTCACCAGAATCACAAGCTATTTCCTCTGCATGGTCATGCGTATCAGCCTCAACTGTGGCAACACAGACAACGGTATAGCTTCGGGTTACTTCGTACTTAGGCATCGTCAATCTCCTATAGAATGGGGTGACACTAGGCCACCCCTGTTACATTACTTAGCTTGGTGAATAACGTAGTCAGTACCTTGCTTAGATACGATACGGTACAGGTTATGAAATGGATTGCCGTAGTACTTCACACGGTATCCATCATTAACTTGCAAGAACTTACCCTTCTCTGATGGGCCTACATAGTACTTACCCATCTTGTTGAAATGTACATCGTTGGTGCGGTCAATGCTAGGCTTCATCTGCTTGCCACGATATACTAGGTTGTGTGCTTTGATTGCAATGTTAGTAGCTTTTACTTTGATGTATGACATGATATGTCTCCTTTTCTGTTGGTTATTTTTTGTAACGCCGTTACGTTTTTAAGACGCTTGGCTTAGACGCTTGGCAAACTGTGCCGCCTTGCGGCGAGTAGTCTTGCCCTTGTTGTGGCTACGCCACTGGTCACGCTTACCATCGGGTTTAGTTGTCTTTATGTTTTTCATCGGTGTAATTTTGATTTGCATTGTCTTTATCCTTCTTACGATTGTATTTAGTTTTGTCTGGCACTACCTGTGACCTACGCCTGTCGGTCTGAAGCAATGCCTTTGCGATTGGATTAACTCTACCACTACGTTTTATCATTGTCAAGTCGCTCCATTAATTCTAATTCGATAAACTCCATGATTTCCTTGTCATCGTCTGAACCGATAGATTGAAAGCTGCGAATGTTATTAAGGTCATCAAGGGTCAAGTCAAACTCATCAATGATTTCATCTGCTAAACCCATCAAGTGACCCATTTTCAGAGACGACCAATCTTCTATTGCCATAGAGATATCAGTAAATCTAAAATTAGCCATCACACAAACTCCACATTCCACGCCGCTTGTGTCTCAGCCTGACGTATGGCCTCATCACGAGTGTTATGTGACGATACATGAAATCTACCAGTGTTGAAACGTATCTCTAGCATCCAACAGCCCATGTTCTTGATAATTTCCGCACTGCCGTTGTTACAGTTGATACTGCGCCACACATTACTTGTGTTATCCTGCAATTCCCAATGTGATATAAAATGTCTCATGTTTTTACTCTCCTATAAATCCATGTCACGCCATTCACGCATGACATACTTTGCTTTGTTGATATACTGCCTCGCAGTATTATTGTTGCCACGAGCAATGCACTCTTGTGCATCAGACAGTATAGACATAGCCAGCATATAATGTCCACCAATAAAATTCATCGGCTCATTCATCATGGCTACCATGTCATCCTGTGTACATCCATACATCACCATGTACTGCTTGTCTTTTTCGGACACGCCACTAGCCTCTATATTTTTCCATGTCATAGTCATATTTTTACTCTCCCATCCTCATCTATTAATACAGATTGTACATTCACACGATAACCCATGTCACGCAGTTCCTGCGCTTTTGCAGATGCTACAGCTAGTGAGTGTGTCATGTGGTGACAAGCCCACTCCGAACTGTCCCTGTGTGTGTAGTTTATCAAGAATACTTCAGTCATTTTCTATTCCTCACTCAATTGTTCAGCCAGTATAACCCAGCCACCTACAAAACAGGCAACACTACCAGCGATAGCATAACCCCAGAATGGCGCACCTGTCTCATGTAATTGGATGAAACCAAACAGCCCACAGACTGCACCTGTCACAATCATAAACATTAATCCCATGATATACATTCTAGTCTCCTATATTTTGTAACGGCGTTACGTTTTAGCAGTCGTATACAAACCCTGATGTGTCTTTCCACGCAGTCGGGCCTTTAGGTAACAGACCAACAAACACACTTTGTGGGTCACTAGGCCGATAGTCATGGGCATCACCATTGATAACACGCTTGCCCATAAACTTCTTGGGTAAAACCTTCTCAACATTACGCAATACAACAGCCACGTTCCAACCCTTCATAAACGCTGTTTCAATAAACAAACCATTAGATTCATTCAGCGAGAATGTCAAGCTGTAGTTTGGTATATGTGCAACATCACGCCGAATGTTTTTGGTGTAGTCATAGAACACCACATCAGGAAACATGGCAAACATCTCAGGAAATAACTTTTCCCACATAACATCCTGCACCACATTAGGCCGCACTGAACACGTCACACCTAACCTGTCAGCTTTACGCTTGTGCAAACCTATCTCGTGCAACAGCCTAGCTTTGAATTGTTCGCGGTGTTCCATCCATAACAGCATACGAGTGACACGAGCAATGTGTACATGATGAATACCATTCATGACCATGTGTTTTTGCCCATGCCCACTGAAAGTAAGACACGCCAATCCACACCCTATAGACGCATCATTGCACCCATTATAACCCGATGCCCACGATGCCGCCATTGCAATGCCAGCAGTAAGCACTTCCTCTTTATCGGACTTGACCAGCTTGGGATTGCGAGTGAGCAGGTCAGGTAATTTAGACCAGTCAAACGTGCTATCAGGCCGCAAAGCATTGGCAATCTTAGCACGAGCCGCCTCACGACAAGCAATGATTAGTGGGTCATTGTCATAATGCTCACGCAATGTCTGATTAGCGTTACGCATATAGTCACGGTAGTTTTTAAGAGTGATATTCATGGTCTTGTACCTTTCAATTTTTGTAACGGCGTTACGTTTTTGTTTAGTTAAGTAACTGAAATTCCAGCGATTATTGATACTAGCAGATATATACCTATCTGTCAAGGTTAGCCATACGATTCATTAGGTCACGCATACCAGCAACACGTTTATCTGTTTGTTGCTTTTCTATAGCTTGCTCATAGGTATTCTGCATGGCCTCACCTTGCCCATACACAAGTACAGGCGCAACTCTTTCGGCACGTTGCCTATCTTCATTGGGCATACTAGGCCAAGATGAACTAATCTTGAATGTACCCACCGGCACTAGCGCACCATTCTCAAAACCTTTTCTCATTGTGCTACCTCACTTTCTGTTTTTGTAACGGCGTTACGTTTTTGCTGTTAAAAATCAAGCACTTCTCGATTCTTATTAATACTAACACATATATAGTATCGTGTCAATAGCACCACTACACCACCACCACACCACCACAACTATCACGCATAACGACCACACCACCACCCCACAACTATCATGCGTGGCTGGGCGGCGGCGAATGAATGTGAGCGTTTTAGTGTGTTAACACGTTAAAACATACTAGGCAAAATAATAGGCCAGCAATTGCCAGCCTAATATTATATTTTGTAACGATGTTACATTTTATTTTGCCGCCGATTTCAGTGCTGGCAATTCAACACCAGTTTTCTTGGGTAGGTATTTATTGGCGATTGCGTCCAATTTTTCTGTTTCAACAGTCGCCGCCCAATCCCAAAAATTAACGCCAAATTCCTTTCCGAATATCTGCATAAAATTCTCGTATGCTTCAATTTCTGTGCGCTTGTTAGCGTTGAAATAATCCACCATTTCTACCTGTTCGGATGACGTTAAGGCATTGGCATTTTCTACAGTCATTTTTGGCAAGGTGGGGTTTGTCGTTTTTGCTTCACTCTTAAAATGATTGTCTGCAAAGGTACGAATTGAGGATATCTCAAAATTGCAATCTGCAATCATAGCGGCGAATTTTTCATCCGATAATTTATGCAAATTGTTTTCTGCACATTTACGAATTGCAGACAATTCCATTTTTAGGGATTTGGTTTGTTCATACTTTTCGCCTTTCTTTGTCCAAAAACAAGAAAAACCGTCTAATGAAAAAGTAACGCGCAAAACAGTGTTTTTGTCTTTTTCCGCATTTTGCCGCATTTTTTCAGCATGGGCAAAATGGGTAATGACGGATTTTAACGCCAATGGGTTTTTGCGGTACGCTTTATCGCGTGTTGTGCTTTGCTTAATGATAGGCGCGAAAAACTCGATGTAGGCGATTTCGTTTAATGTCTTAGTCATGGTTTTAATATCCTTTTATTTGGTTGTGTCTTTATTGACCTTGTTACCTTGCGCCTATTTTTAAGCAAAGTAAACAGTCTGATTGCATTTATTTAATATTATTTTGTAACGGCGTTACATTTTATTATGTAGGTTTTTTATTGACTACCACACCCAGCGTGATAGTTGTTCACGTTCTGTTCTCATAGGTGTTCTATGTTCTTGTTCTGTTCTAGGTGGGTATATATCTCAAATTGTATGCATCGCCGTTATGTTATAACATTACATTCTGGCAATCGTGCAATCATTTAGGCGTTGTTTGGTGGCAAGTGATAGGCAATCATTTAACCCTATAGAGTAAAGAGTAGATAAAACCCAATAAAAACAAAGGCTTACAAGGTATTTTATTTGCTGGATGGATGCCAATGCTTTATTTTTTGCCAGTTTTTCCGATAGTTTAGGCAAAATCGACCCCATGCAGGAGCCACGGCCCCCACGTACGTATACGTATACATACAAATACACAGATTAGGAAAATAGAGTGTTAACCACAAAGGTAACTGACACATATACATGCACAAGTAATGTGCAACATGCCTATTTTTTAGGCACATATACCTATACTGTTGCAAAAATGTCACACTTTAATAAAAAATGCAATGCTTTAATATTTTTGGGGATTGACAAGATACGGGAAATCGAGTATAATTACCCTATAACTAGACTACACTTAACTATACACTTAAATGTCTTAGTTAAAATAAAAGAACACTTAAATATAACACTTAAATGGTAGACATTTTCTTTGTTAATACATTTAACTATACACATAAGTGATATATCCGTATAAAAAAGGCTTGACAATGACGAAGAAATCTGTAAAACTATACACAGACAATGTACTTGAAGCATTCTACAGTGCTATCGTAAATAATACCCTAGATAAACTCCATATACCCCACAGTGATGTGTTCTACGTGCGACAAGCAGTGGAAGCACACTATGGTCGTTCCTTTACTTTAAAGCATGTAGAGGATGCTATGAGAGCCGAAGGCTGGACAGAAAGAAACGAATAGATATGTTGACAGCAATAGTACTAGCCTGTGTTATGGGTATGCCAGATAAGTGCGTAACGGCAGAAGATACTCGCGGTCCATACAAGACTGAGCAGGAATGTGTTATGAGAGCATATGAAATGATAACGGGTATGCAGATGATGTTTCCTGTACCACATACGTATAGGTATAAATGTACAGTAGAAGGACTGCCTACATGAGTATTCCTGAAAGAGTAAAAACTAAGATGAAAGAGGAAGGGTTATCTGGCGTTAACAAGCCGAAGCGTACTCCTAATCATAAAACTAAGTCACACTGTGTTATGGCTAAAGAAGGTGACACGTATAAGTTTATTCGCTTTGGACAGCAAGGCGTATCAGGTGCGGGGAAGAATCCTAAGTCTGCTAAAGACAAAGCACGTAAGAAGTCCTACTATGCACGTCACAATGCACAGGGCAAGCCGACCAGCAAGCTGTCAGCGAAGTACTGGTCTCATAAAGTAAAATGGTAGTATAGGAGATACCGATGCCAGACCCAAGTTATAAATCTGAAACAGCAGCAATGAATAATAAAGCAAAAGAACTACGTGCGGAAGTAAAAGCTGCTGCCAAACAAAAAAATGTATCTGTACCTAAGTCTGCGTTGGATAACTTTATAGACACATATAAGAAGACTAAGGTTGGCCCTATTCAACGTGCTATCTCTAAATTCCTTAGTGGTTTTAATACTAAGGCTGATTACACTAGCGGAAAAAGTACCACTGCAAAGCTAACTACAAGGGCAAAGGCTAACCGTGCAACATCACAAGGTGGTCGTTCACGTGCCAATGTAGTAGAAGATAAACAGAAGAAACTAGCAGCTAAGTCAGCAGCGCAGGGTGGTGGTTCTGTACTTTCACGGCGTAAGGCAGATAAAATTGCATCTGATGATACAAAGATTGTATTGAAGAAAGATAAACCTGCAAAGAAGAGTATGACACTACCTACTCCTCCTCCAAAGCGGCCTAAGAAAAATAAACAAGTTACACCACCTAAGTCTAAGCCAAAGTTGTATGCCACTATTAATCCACTAACGGGTAAGCCAGTAGATAAAAAAGTGACTGCCGCACAGCATCTTGCTAATATTGATAAGTTTAAAGCACGTAAAAAGGCACAGACTACTATTGATGCTGCTTTGAAAAAAGCACCACAAAAGAAAAAAAGGAAATAAGTAATGGACCTTAAATCAAAATCAGATTCACAGCTACGTAATATGCTAATGAAGGACAGTGGATATAGTGCCAATGAAGTGCGGTCTGTACTAACTGAAATGAAATCACGTGGTCTTGAAACTCCCCCCGCATCTATGGTAACAGGTGGACGTAAATCCAAAGATGTAAATATTACATTACCGACACCAAAGCCAAAGAAGCAAACAAAAGCACGTGGTGGCATGGCTAAGAAGACTGCTATGATGCGTGGTGGTATGGCGAACAAGAAAGAACATATGTATGCTGCTGGTGGTAGTGTTACAGACAAACTGTCTCCGGGGTTGAAGGCATTAAATAAAACTCGCCCGGACGTTGTAAAAAAGATTTTAGGTAAGTAATGAAAAATACAAACTTAAAACAACTAAAAACTGTAGCAGGTAAGCTGAAGAAGGCATCCAAGGCACACGCTAAACAATCAGCTACTCTATCTAGGGTAGTTAAGAATGTTTCTAAAAAGAGAAAGTAATGGCCCCTAGAGTACCCCGTAAAAAAGGTCAACCTGCAAAGTCTAAGAAGCATAGCGACTTGTACACAGATGAAGACCCTAAAGGAACTATAACAGGGTTAAAGTTTGCTACAGTTAAAGATGCTGAAGCTAGTGTGCGTAAAATTAAAGCGTCAGATAGAACGGATGCACACAAGACACAAGCCGCTATAGCTATGGAACAACGGGCAAAGGTAGCAGGTAAAGCATCTGCTGCTGCTGTGTTTCGTAAATTTATAGAAAGCCAAAAGAAAAAAACTATGGCTAAAAAGAAAAGTAAAAAGATGGCTGTGGGTGGAGTAGCTAAGAAACGTAACTACCGTAAGGAGTACGACAACTACCACGCTAACCCTACTCAAGTTAAACGGCGTACTTCTAGGAATGCGGCTCGTGGGGCTTTAATTAAGGCGGGTGCTGTTAGAAAGGGTGACGGTAAAGATGTTGCTCATCGTAATGGTAATCCTAGTGACAATAGACGTTCTAACTTATCTGTACAGCGTCCTTCACAGAATAGGTCTTTCCCCCGCACTGCTACAGGTAATAAACGGAACAGACGTGCATAGAGTTGAACAAGACATACGCACTTGGTCAAAAGATTTTCTTGAAGTACCCAATGCAAAGCTAAATGGATTACCACCTTGTCCATACGCCCGTAAAGCATGGGCCGATGATAAAGTAGTCTTTAGTATA